ACCCCCTCGCTTTATGTTTCCATCCCCATCTAAGGGTAATGCAATAGTAGCCGCTTTGTAAATCAACTTTTCCGCGCCAACGGCATCCGCAGAAAGACTAATTGCGGTTTCCGCCTTTGCGTTTTCTAAGGTGGTGGCTAACTTTAAGGTGGTTGCCGAAACGTAAATAACAAAGTAATTCGCGTTGTTTGTAAGCCCTGAATCCGCAGAAGTAGCCGCGTTGTAACGAACAGGGTCGCCCGTAACCAACCCGTGTGGCGCACTCATTGTTATAATATCAGTAGCCGCGCTAACCGAGCTAACAGTTTTAGATAGTGCAGTTATGTCGGGAGAACCAACGCTTGTATTGTTGTAAGACGTTAGACCATCGGGGTCAACAATCTTAATAATACCCCTTTCGTCACCAGCGTCAATAGCCAAGCTAGTGTAGGTTGTTGCATCTTGAATGGTAATTGTCTTCGCGTTGTGCGAGGGGTAAGGTAAAATTCTTAGTTCAGAAGAGAAAGCCATGATTGAGGTTTAATCGTATGTGCAAATATACGACTTTTAAAACTTCAATATTGTTTCTTTATGTAGCTATTATGTTCCATAGGTCGTTGGTAGTTTTCAACCTTGCATTCTTGCCATCAAAAGTAACGCACCCATCCCTATACTCCTTCCCAAAGTCAAGCTCGTAAACATAGTAGTCAATCCAATCGTCCTTATCGTTCACGGCATCTTTAATCACCTTCAATATTTGCCCTATCAAAATACCGTTATCGTACCCCGAAACGTAGTCGTTCTTCAAAATAAAAGAGAACGCTTCCGAACACTTTTGGTCGTGGCGAAATTGAGCCTCTAATTTTTCAATACTTTCTATAAAAAGCTCTTTTGTCATTTATTTTTTTACTTTCCCCGACAAAGATATGTATTTTTTTGTTATATTTGCAACTATGGCAGCAAAATATTATTACATAGATAAAGGAATAGGTAAGGTAAACTATTACAGAGGCTCTAAACTTTGCCGAAGAACATTAAACGATATTGAGGTTTGGTTTTTAGAAAACGGCGTAACACACGAGCAGTTCTACCGAACCCTAAAACTCACAAGGTCGCAAATGAACCTTATATTCGAGCGTGGGGGTATGGACAGGCTTTTGTTAAGTCAACTCCAACAAATAGCCGAACTTTGCGATAAACCCGTTGGGGATTGCTTTGACGCGCTAGATAAGATACAATCGAAAAATAAAATAGAGGAACTAAACCCACAAGAGATTAAGTTGTTCTTGACAAAGCACAAAAAGAATATCAAAAGAAGGCTTTGGAACGGTTAGCCCCTAGCCCTTTTATCGCCCGAACTATCTGAGCGACTTCCTCGATTAGCCTTTACCGACTTTAAGCGCAGTCCGTTTTTAGTGTGAGATAGGTCTTTTCCACCCTTACCCATTATTCCGCGCTTTCTTCGCTCCCTTGCTAACTCCCTTCGCTTTGCTTTTTGCTCAGGGCGGGCGTTTATCTTTTTGTCAGTTGCCGCTTTTTTTGCGCGAGCCGCTTTTGCTGCCTTAGGGTTACTTTTACCCTTTACTGTTGAGCCTGTTTTGTAGTATCTTGCTGAACGTGATTTCATAATATCAACACTTCCACCTTCTTTTTGCTAATTTTCCTGCTGTACCATTATTCTTAGCGTGCCTTTTGCAAAAAGCCTTTTGTCGCTTTGAACCCACCTTCCCTACTCGAACTCCCTTTTGTCCGTAAGATACTTTCTTTCCGTCAACGACCTTACAAGAGGCTTTTCCTTTTCTTGGTTTGCAACCTTTCATCCCGAGCAAGTTTCGCAAGATTCAGGCGCGTCCAAATCGCAAGCCTTTACATTGTTTTCTTCTTGCAACTTTGCCATGCGCTCAATTAACGCATCTAAATTTGACTCCTCCTGATTCTTCTCGTTCATAAATTGGGGTTTGTATAAGTGTTCGTAAATACTCAACCTCGTCCTCTAAGTCTAAAACAAGGTTTTGATTTGTGATAATAATGTTAGCCACAAGTTGGTCAACCTCGTGAGATGAAACCGTGTTTGTCTTGGGGTCGTATAGCTTTATTAACACACTACAAAATTACGAATAAAAACCCAATAGTGATGTTCTAGGTATGATACCTCCGTTATTCTATACTTTTAGTTCACATAGCCGTGATACGTTAGAAAACCGTTTCGTGTATCGGTAATGGTCTATCTCGTATCGGTGTCTTACATCAAATGTAAACACAAACTGCGCTGCGTGCCTTAAAATACGATAGCCCCTTACAAACAAATCCTTATTCACAAACCAATAGTTTACCTTTAATGCAAACTTACAACAAAAAACTTTAAGGCACAAAAAAAGCCCCGAAAAAATTTCCGAGGCTTCTTTCTTGTGTTTAAAAAGATTAAACGTAGAACTGTCCGTGTCGGTGTCCTGCAAAGGCGTGAAGCCCTTTTTCAGACAACAAGTGAACTTTCATAACGTCATCTCCGTCTGTTGGGTCATCCAAACCTGCACCACCAGTTACCCATTCGCGGTAGCCGTTAGTCATGTCAGGTCGGTTAAGACACTCCATACGTAAACTTGGTACGGTTGTGCTTGCGGAGTTTGTCCCGTCTTTTGCTACAATCGTGTTGTCCATTGGAATAACCAATCCCATGTTTGCGTATTTGAAGCCGTCTGCGCCAAAAACAACAGGTGAAGTGAAAGCCTCAAGGGTTTTCTTGTGGAAGCTGATGTCTCCGTAAGTGAACGAGTTGAACCCGAACTTAACAGAACGCTCTTCTCCACCTACACCAGCGTATTGAATACCCCCAGCTTTCAAGCCTTCTGAGTTACGCATTACGTTGTCGATTTCGATAGACAAATTGTGTCCAACCCAAAGGGCGTTTTCGGTAGAACCTTTATACTTGTAAAGTTTCTTTACCATGTTTTCCAAGTCTGTTAAAGACCAAGAACCCTCTGTGTATTGCTCGCGCTGACCGTTAGACTCTACGAAAGGAATGTAACCCTCAGTTTTGATTGTCGTACCTTGACCACTGACGGCTGTCAAAGTAGCGTTTGTAATCTTCTGAGAAGTCAACATTTGGAACTCGCAGTCGTTTTGGTGGTTGATGTAAACATCGCGAATACCCTCCAAATACCAAGCAGAACCGTTTCCGTCTTCACCCAAGTTATTCAACCAAGTGATAGAGCTAAGAGCAGTACCCGTTACCTCATGGTAATCGCGCATTCTCTGTACGTTGTTGGTGTAGTTTGAGATTTGAGTTGAACGTGAGCTTGTCGCAGAAGAACCTTCTTTAACAGCAGTACCAGTTCTGATAATCTCAGTTGAAGTTGTTACATTGGGAACAGTTTCGCCAGTTACCACAGGGTAAATAGTGAAGTCGTTTCCGCTAACAGCAGTAACCAAGCACTCAACAAATCCACCTGAGCCGTTAGGAACTTGGATAACATCTTGCGCAATAGGCATAATGTTAGTAGTAGTTCCCGAAGCTAAATACTCAGGAGCAGCAGAGTTAGAAACTGAATCGCGGTAAGCAGTAGCTACTGTCAAAGTAACCGCAGCACCCGCTCCGTGTCCTGAACTCGCAGTAACCTTAATTACGTCACGAATCCAATCTTTCTCTCCGTGAATGAATACAGGGTTGTCGGTCAAAGCCTCTCTGTCCATCATTTTTAAGAAGGTAGAGATGTTGCCCGAACCAAAGCCGCGAACAAGTTCGTCGTACACGTTTGGTTTCTCAATAGTCACAGAGCTATAAGCAGTGCTTAACACTTGTGAGTTGATGTAATTTCTGTTTGTTGCCGAAGTTGTCGCACTCGGCGTTACGTTATATCCCATTTTTGTTTGTTAAAAGGTTAAAATTTAACCCCCTTACTGATTAACTGCTCGCCAATTTGGTCTAGTAAACTAGATGCTTTTTTAGCTTGCGGATTCTCAATAGTCGGGGCTTTTTGGTTTTTAAGCCCAACAATTTTCTCCTCGCCACCTACTGACTTAGCTTGGTTAATAATCGCCTCTAAACGACGATTGCGTATTTCTTTGTTCGCCCAAGAGATGTCTTCTGATAGGCTTGAGTAGTCAATGGGATTGTCTTTGTCTCCTGTAATGTAACGGTTAAAGAATTGGTCGCTTTTAAGGATGCCTTCCTTAATAACAGTCTTTTCCTCGTTAGGAACTTCAAGTTCAAAATCCCAATCACCAATCTTTACACTCACCTTTGAGAAATCTTCAAGAAACTTACTCGTAGCCGATTCAAAAGCTCGCTGTGCTTGCTCTTGCTGTTGGGCTAAAAGTTGCTCTTGCTCCTTACTTTGTACAGACGGTAATTGCAAAGACTTCTGATGCTCCAAAAGATTCTTCTGATGCTCTCTCGCTTGTCTTATTAATTTACCTTCCGCAACTTCCATTCGGTCATTGTAAGACTTCATGGCTTTGTTGTAAGCACGCTCAGGGTCTTCGCTGTCTTCAAAGTCTTCCCTTAAAGGAGGTCTCTCCCCAAGGACTTTAAATTCGCTTAACTCCGCGTTGATTTCCTTATCAGTGATGTCAGGCTCGCTTAAACGTAAACCCTCTTTAACAATGTTCAAAGCTTGCTCCGCGTCATTTAAATCGTACGCAGTGTAATCTTTTTGCACCGTCGCCCAAAATTTAGGGTCTTCGATGTTTACGTTGTTCTTTCTGAACTCAATCATTTTAGCAATGAAAGGGTCTTCGGGAACATACGAGTCTTTAGGAATATAACCGTTTTTTTCGGCTTCCGCCTTCCAATCATATCCCGTTTCGGTTGACGAATTAGGTTTGCTATTCAAAGAACTTTCGTCGGTTTGAACCGACTCTTGTTGAGCTTCTTTAGTTTCAGGAGTTTGCTCAGTTTGAGGGGCTTGCTCCTGACTTACGGCTTCTTCCGTTACCGCTTTAGTTTCTTCTTCTTTGGGTTTTGAAAACCCCAAACTCTCGTTTACTGCCTTAGATAAAGCTTCGTTCATATCAACTAATTTTTAATTATTGCAAAAATACCCCGAAAAAAAACTGCCTCTTGTTTGCTTTTAAAAACATTTTTGTATCTTTGCAGCCGTATGGAAGTATCTAATGTAATTTTGGAAAGCAAAAGGTTTGAGGCTTATAATAAGCAAACAAATAAATGTATCGCCTATGGCGTGCTAAAACTAAGAGAGCAAGCGGGGTTGTCGCAAAACGAACTCGCGCAATTAGCGGGGGTTGGTCGAAGCTTAATTCTTAAAATAGAAAAAGGAAACCACACACCACCACTTCTTTCTTTAGAGAAGATAGCCTTTGTTTTTAACTTAGGCGTGTTTCAGTTTCTTAACCGATGTAAAGAGATTTACGTCGCTTGTTGAGGAAACACCTTCGGCTCTCTTACACCCGAACCTTTTGGAATAGATGTTTGTCTTAAATCGGAGCTTTGTGGGGTTTGGTCTGTTGCCAACTCCACAAGTTCTTTCTTAATGTCTCCCTCTACAATAGCTCGCTCAATATCCTTATCTCCGCGAACCTCCTCTTGAGGTATTCTACCCAACCTATAAACCTCAATCTCGTTGCGTAGTTTAAGGTCGTATTCGAGCTGTAAGGTTTCTCTTTTTTGTTGCTCAGATACCACGTTAGACTCCATTTGAACCTTCCCGTTGGCTTCTTGAAGTTGTAAGCTTTCTTTAAACTTAGCCTCTTGGAACTTCTTGCTCGCACCCTCTAGGTATCTTTCAGCAGCCTTTATACTTGTGCTTGCAATCCTTTTGGCGCGAGTCATTATTGTTACATCTATCTGTTGGTTTTGTAAAGATATAGCCAACGAATCAATGAAGTCTTGCATCTCTTGGTGGGTGGGTCTAAACCTTATGGTAATTCCCATTTCAGCGTAGTTGTACTTAGCCGAATCTTTCAAGCCCTCCACCCGAAGGTTTCCAATAGCAAAATCCCAACCCTTTTGCTTACCGTAGAACTCTAAAGCATCTTGAACCAACAACCCGCAGTTTCTAGCGGCAGAACTTATGATTTTCGCGTAAGCACTTGTTAGGTGGCGCACCGCGTTGTTGTGAGCAGCCTCTCGCATCCTTTCAACACCCACCAAAGCATCCTTGTCAGAGCTAGTCCCATCAACGCTTGGGTTAAACCCTGACACTTGATAAAGCTTTGCTAAAGCAGCGTTGTACAATTCTATTACCGTTATAATGTTGTTTGGTATGCCGTTTGCTAACTCGGTTATTGGGCGGTTGTTTTGGTGCGAGCCGTCCTCTCCTTTAGACGAATAGAACACAGACCCCTTTTGGTCGTACATCGCGATAGCCTCTTCTGTGTCGTAATCTATTCCTAAAGCATCTTGAACCGAAGCTATTGAGTAAGCGTCTATCGCCAAACCCGACGGTCTTGATTGCGCGATAATCTGTTGGGTCTTTAGGTCAAGCAACATCATTTGTTCCGCTATTGGAGTCATTTGCTCCACCTTAGACTTAGTTTCCATATCTAAAAGGTCTGTGGCAAAACCAACAAACGGGCTAACTACCCTTGTTGAGTAAATACCGTCCTCTCGCGGGCGAAGCATATTTTCGCAAAGCTTGTAATCTCTAATGTGCTGCGTGCCGACAATCCAAAGCCCTTCGTACATTACTTCGATGTTCTTATCATCTATGCGCTCAATTCCGCGCTCCTTTTTAAGGTCTTGTTTTAAATCCCTTTCCTCGTAGTAATATCCGTTACCTTTCTTTGTTTGCTTCTTTATGAACCTTTTTTGGTCGACAGTCTTAAAGACAAAATCCATCGCCAAAATATTAAAATCAGCGTAGTCGCTAAAATCATAATTTCTTTCTCCGTAATAAGAACCGTAAGTCCACGATTGGTTTCCGTACTGACCCGCGCTTGACTTAGCGATGTTGAACCATTCATCCTCTGTGAACGCTTTATCCCCCAAACGCATTCTAAGTTGGCTAAGGGGCATTTCAAGAATTTCGTAAAAATAAGCCCAATCGCTGAAATCTCTTTTCTTACAATATGAGAACCCGAAGTTTTTTATGTCAACCGCCCGAATGTAAGGGTCTCGGTTGTGGTCGAATCCAGTGCGAACAAAGCCGTAACCGTTTTCAAAAATATCCCTCGCAACCGTTTCCTTTATTTCTTCTATTCCGTTGTTGTTAAATACGAAGTTTATACCCGTTTCAAGAAACTCTTCTAGCTCGGTTTTGGCGTTTAGCTCTAAATCAAAATCAGCATCCGCGAAACTATCAGGCGCTGACTCAACGGCTTCCAAATCGGAAATCTTTAAACCCAACTCTTCCAATCGAGCCTTGTTCTTTTTCATAAAAACCTTATTGTAGGTTTCTAATCGAATTTTGTCAAGCTCTCCCTTGCTTGTTTTGTCAAGGGCTGACACAACCACATCGTAATCTCTTTCTACGGTTTTGTTTACAAAGGTGTTTACTAAGTTGGGGATTGGGTTTGCTACGTTCCAATTCATAGAAAGGTACGATAGGTCGCCCCCTGTGGAAACTAGGTCTTTTAAGTGGTCTATTGATTGTGTACCCCTAGCCCACTCTCGGTTTTCAATTATTCGCTTTTGGCGGGAATAGAAAGCGTCGAACCGCCCGTGTTGTGCGCGACTCCAAATAGCCTTAGCGTACTCTAACCCGTACTTGGGTGATTTTTTTTCTTTTGCGGTTTTAAAGGGAGAAGGAAAACCTAATAGCCTGTCTGACATTTAAGCACTAATTTAGTGCAAAGATAAACAAAGAAATAGCTAAGTGTTGTTTTGGTTAAGAAGCACTCCGTTATTGTCTGCTTTCTTTACACATATCCGATAAATGTTAGACTCTAAAAGAGCGCAGTCGTTATGTTCCGAACAATCTAATGGACTCTTACTTGTGCGTTTGCAACCGCGTTCCAAGCCTTTTGCGCTCTCAATGTCCTCTCCAATCAATTTCTTCCTCAACTAAAGTTATGAAGTCGCCCTCGTTTTTTAGTGGGTGGTCGGTGTCGTCGTTTATGCTTTCAATTTCCAAGTCTATGCTACTAAAGCTAGGATTCCAATAATCACCCCTTTCTTCGGTTCTTGTGTACCAAACTACCACATCATAGGTTTCTCCACCCCAACATATTTTAAAACTGTCCCCTACCATTTTTTAAAGTGTAATATACAATCGCGAACCCTGCGCCGAAAGATGCCCTAAACAATACGACGCAAATAATAAGAGTCCAAATGTCGTTAAAAGGAAAGCCCGAAATTAAACTAAGCCCAGCACCCAAACTCAAGCACCAAAGCATAACGCTTTTAGCCAAGTGCCAACCGTCCGTGAAAGCTATTGGTGTATTGTTTCTTACGTACTTGTTCGCCGCAAAATCCCAACCGTTTACGTACTTGTTTCTCCAACTATCTTCGTGAAAAAACCTGTACCAAAAACCTTTCATGTGAAAAAACACAGAGCCGTGCCAATGATGGGCTAACACATCCATTAACCCGTTCATAGCGCCCGCTATTAAAAACAATATTAGCGCCGACGAAAAAGCCATTTTATGTGGTTTATTATTGCTGCTATTGCCAATATGACAAACAACCCTGTGGTTAATAATTGTGGGATATAGTCATCCCCCTCCTGCGATTGTTCTAACCAAACAAGCAGAAGAGGAATCACTATGAATACACACAAAACGAATACAAAAAAAGATTTATCAGCCTTCATGTGGGCGATTATATTTTTCATCGAGGTAAGTCATTTAAGTATTCTTCGTAACACTCCAAAAAGTTTTTTGCCGCGCTAATGTCATTTTGCATAACCGATAAAACAACGAGTGCTTGATACGGGTTTGCCTTTTGTTCAATTAGTTCTTCTATTAAATCTTTTATCATAGTTCACCAAAGGTACAAATTTTTCTGAAACTACAAATATTTTCGCAAAAAAACTTATCAAAATTATGTTTGTACTCTTTTTCGGTTCTTATCTTCTCCACCATTCTCTTTGCCCAATCAACTGCCTCTATCATATCTTTTTCTTTAAAAGGTATTATTACGGGGGTCTTTTGGCGGAAATGATAAAAGATTAAATCTCTTGGGTACTCTCCAATTTCTTGTTTTGTTCCGTAAGCGTAAAGGTAAAGTTGTCGTGCCTTTTGGCGGAGCTTTTCGCCCTTAAAAATGTTAGCCACCTTGTAATCAACTATTGTAAAGCCCCTCTTGGTGTAACTCGCCCTATCCACGAACCCTTGAAGGTTGAAGTCGTCTATTGGAAAGTTTAGGTACTTCTCTATCCAAACGGCATCGGTTGACCAACCATCGAAGGTGTCGAAAAAGTCTTGGCACTGTTGTTCCCATTTGTGCGCCCAAGTAAACGTGGGTAACTGAACCCTTTTTCTTAAATACTTTCGGTAAACAGAACCTAAGTTTTTTATTTTACCCCTGTCGTAAAGCTCCAAAAGCAAATGCCCAAAACTACCCAAATCAGAAAACCAATTACCCTCTTCTGACTCTCCTAAAACATACTTGTATTCAAAACTTTTAGGACAAGTTTCTATGGTACTTAATCTACTAAAAGAGTATGTTTCTTGGTTGTTCACTTCTGTTATTATCTACATTGTTAATCGGATAATTCCCGATTATCTCCACTCAAAAAGTCATCCAAAATGCTTTCTGCGTCCTCTTGGATTATGGGATGCCCTAGCTCCTCCGCCACAAAATGAATAAGTTCTATCATAACGCCGCTAATATAGAGCTTTCGTAAACGAGTTGATAGGTTTTACCCCCCTCTTTGACCTCTATGTTGTTTGACTTTGAAAGAAGGACTTTCTCCCCTTCTTTGACTTGAGTGACCGCATCCCCCACCCGAACAACAACAGCCTCTTGGGTGTGTTCTTTTGCGCTTGGAGAAAGTTCTATCTTGCTCTTTGTTTCAATCTTTTCTACTAAGACTAAGTTTCCTTTTGGTACTATCATTGGTATAAAGCGTTAATTTTGTTTTTAGCTAATTGAATTTCGTTTTCTATATAATCCCTTTGTTCTTCTAATCCCTTTACTAAAGCCCAAAGGTTTTCAGTTTTTGGTTTACTTGGCTTTATGCCGTGAATTACCTCAAGTAATTTTTGGCAGTCAAGTATTACCTTTCTTAAATTCGGGTTGCTTGTGAACCGCCCCATCCTATCAGGGGTCATAGCTTCCTCACACCTACGAAGGTGGTGTATGGTGTTGGAGTGGTCTGTTTGGAAAATAGCCCCGACGGACTCTAAAGTCATTCTCCTTAACCAAGGGTCGTTTTTAATCAAGTACATACAAACCTTTTTGGAAAGAACTACGTACTTGTTCCTTGAGCCTTTTTGCTTTATCTCACTAATTGGTATGTTGTTTACCATTGATACAACTTCCAATATTTTATCAACTCTTTCTTTCTGTTTCTGCGTCATATTCGTTTTCATTATTTAGAAAAGTAGGGTCTATGGTGTTTATTACTTCTGTAATCTCCGCCATTTCACGTACTATTTGTTCGTCATCTTTTTGTTTAGTTCCTATTTGTGCTTGCAAATATGCTAACTTTTTTAATTCAGCGTCAACTTTTCGCCGAATTTTTTTGTTTGAATAGTAATTTTTTCGGTCAACAAGAGCTAAACCCTTGTAAGAGCGCAAGCTAATTCGGCAAGTTTCTTTTAAACCGTCAACCGTTCTGTCCCAAACCGCAAGCTCGCCACGCTTTTCCCACTCACTACCCAAGTAGTCTTTAACGTAGCTTTTCATATCAACCAAATCCAACGAAGAGTAAACAAACTTACTATCGTGGTAAAAATCCCATACTTTTTTCATTTGTTTTTATTTGTTTGGCAAACATACGCAAAATAATTAAACAACACGTAAAAAGTGGCGTAATTATTTACCTACCTCCGTTATTCTATACTTTTGGTTCACATAGCCGACATTAGCGGTAATATACTACCAATCTATCTTCCGTGCTTTCTTCATCGTCAAATTCTAATTCTTTTGTAATTGGTAAATCTGCTACAATCGAAAATGTAACCCACCCACTTGACAAGGCTTTTGGTTTTATTGTTTTGCCCATATAATCTATTGTTGGCTTTTTAAATATTATTTTTTCACGGTCAACTATTACAATTATATCTTCGTCAACATTGAAAAAACAAGAATTTGACTGTACTTGTCGCTGATTCAATCTTGTTCTTTTATGCACATTAATACTACCGCTAACACACGGTAAAACTCCATTGCCTTGTTGTTTTTTGATGTTTTGTTCTTTGTCTTTCATTTTGTTGTAATTTGAAAATTAACCTCTCGTATTTAAAACGGCAACGAGAGTTTACCGCAAAAGGTTGACAAAAGTAAACTAAAAACTTGAATACGAAAAATTTGTTGCAATTATTTTTCCGTTCGACGCTGAAATTATCGGGATGAGGTTTGCGGGAGAGCGAAAGTTTTTAAAAACCCGCACCCTTTTGTCGTTGTAAAAAATCTCCACGTCCCTGTCCCAAACCATTTTGTAAGTTACCCAATCTGTGAAGTCCTTTGAGCCGTGATTTATATTTCCCTCTTTGTGGTGGTGCTTTGATTTGTAAACCTTTCCAAAGTGTAGGTTGGATTCCATTCGCCTTGTTTTTATCCACCAATTACTCGGAATCCCTAGTGCGCGGAAAATATCTGCGTGGTTCTTTTTTACACCATAGTAAGCCTCGCAAACGTCTATTTCGGGCATTATTTCGTTTTTGCTTTCACTTATAAACCATAGTGGTGCGTGCCAAAGACCGCTTATTATCGGTTCTTGTATTTTGCAATCTATACTATAAACGCCGCGATTAAAAGCCCACTCACATTCCAAGCCACCCTTTCCTTGATGCACCTTTGCCATTAAGTCGGATGATTTAGCTACCGCGTAGCCTAAGTCTATTTTTTCCCCCTTGTGTTCAAGTATTGCTACGTTTTTTCCCGTTTTTACACTACCAACCTTTTGCGCCACATCTTCGGGGACGTACCAAAGTCTTTTTTGCCAATTATTGAAGTTTTCCCAAATCATATTCTTCTACTTATTTTCCCTGAGTTATCAAACTTTGGCAACAACCTTTTTATGTGCCTGTGCGAAACTTTGTTTATAGGATTGCGCCAAGCAGCCAAGCTTAACATCGAGGCAACCGACAAGTCATTCTTTGTCCACTTCTTTGAAGGTTCAAACTTAGTCCAATCGTCCAAAAGTTCATTAAAGGGACAAACCCCAAAACCATCAGCCCTTCTTCCTATAAAGTCGTAAACGTGGCTTATGAGTATGTTCACAAGCTCTCTTCGTTTTGTTTCGTCCTTCATGTAAAAACCAAAAGCTTTGAGTCTTCTTTTTATGTCGGTTTCTAATGGGTCGTGAAGTAAGTAGCCCGAACGCCCCCTGTCGACGAAGTGGTTAACACACCCTACTTTGTTTCTTTCAATTAGAATCGGCGCGGAATAAAACTCAGCAGCCATAATCATATCTTCGTAAAATATCTCAGGCTTTGGAGGTCTGTGTAAGTACAAGGCGCACCACTCTGTTCCGTTTGCACCGCTAACTAAAGCAGCAGCGTTAGAGCCGTCTTTATCTACCGTTTCTCCCGTGTCGATTGGGTCAACGCCAATTCTAAACTCGTCCCTTGCGGGGGTCATCTGACCGTTTCTAAACACATAAGCGTTTTGGTCTTCTAACCTCGACAACTCGCTAATAAGCCACCTTCCGTTTCCGTGTGATTTAAACTTAACGATACCCTCGTCGTGACCTCCCTCTCTGTAAAAGTCCCCGCGTCTTAGGTGGTCTGCCCCACCGTTTTCGTTAAATTCGTATTGGTCGTAAATGTTTTTAAGGTCAAGTGGCGAAGAGTTTGTGTCTGCTAAAAATATATCAGACTCATCTTGAGGAAACTTCCTTCTATAAGATATTAAGTCGTTTCCCGTTAACCTAGACATTTTAGCCTCGTGATACTTTTTGGTAAACTCAATTTGTGAGTACCCCCACTTATCAATAAAAGCTTGCCCTTCGTGCGAGCCTCTAAACCCGTACCAAGCTGGGTTAAAATACCGAATAAGACCACTCTTTGTACTTTTTAGAAATGGGTCTAATTCGTTTGGGTCTGATTTATCGAACAAACTTCTAGTAGCTTCTGCCGCTGCCTTTTCGGTTTGGTCGTCGTCTACTGTTGTTGTCAGTATTGCTTTACCTATAATGTTTGCGCCGTCCTCTAAAGTAGGTCTTGAAATGTACCACCTTTTCTCAGGGTCAACACCCGTTTCGGGTTTTGCAATCTCATCGTGATAAACAAACGTGTTTCGCGAACCGTCGAGGGCTGCGTTGGATGCTGATTCGTAATAAATACGAGAGCCTAAATAGTCGCCCGTTTCCCCGCCAAGCTCCTCCTTTTTGGATGAGGGCATATCGAAAACAAGTTCTGTCTTTGGGTTTGCGTTTCCTGTGGATTTTGGTTTCCAAAGTGGGTGCATCTTTTTCCAAGCCCGAATAATAATATCCCCAAAAACTTTGTCTTTCGCATCGTTTCGTGTCTTTGACTGAATGGCGAAGTTAGCCGCGTATTGGCTTATTGTAGAAAGGTAGCCGTTAGCACAAGCAAAGGTGGTTTTAGAAAAACGACGACCTGAGAAAAGCAGTAGCCCGTGAAGGTTTGGGTTTGTTTTAACGTACTCCCAAACGTACCACAAATCTCTTTGCGCGTCGATAAAGCTTGCGTTTCCAACCCCACCCGTAGAGCCGTCAACCTTGCTTATTGTGATTGGAAAATAGTTTAATAAAAAGTAGTGGTCGCCTGTAACGTACTCTAGGGTTATGTTGTCGTTGCTCCCGTTAAAGAACCAAAAACCACGCCTTACCCTTGTGTGTTCTCGGTCTGCTATTTTTTTCTTTATTTCGGGGGGTTGCGTGTCAAACTCTTCTTTTAAGTTGACGTAAGGAAATGTTCTTTTGTTTTCGTCCTTTACCCCGTAGTTGGCAATGTCGGTTATGTTTGGTGGGGAAGGTAAGGTTATTTGAATCCCACCGCGAAGAGTTCTCTCTCGCTTAAATGCTAAGTACGCTTTTTTTTCTTCGCTACCCTTTGTTGGCATAACTTTCAGGCGAGAAGCCTAACTGCGCTTTCTTTCGAGATTCCACAGTTGCCTTTGACTTTGTGAGTTCTATGGCTTGATAAACTTTGGGTATGTTGGTATAAAACCTATCTACGCGCTCTTGAAGCTTGTCGTCTTTGTCGCTATTGATGTCGTACTGAACATCGCCCAAAGCTTCTGTCATTTGCTTTAGTTTGTAGCGCAAGGTTACGTACAAATTAGCGTCAATCTCATCTGAAAAAACCTCCACTAATTTATCGTATTCCTTTTTTAGTTTTTCATACTCAAGCTTGTAGTCCATCTTCTTTCCACAGAGCCAAAATTTGCTCCTCTTTTATTACATTAAAATTATCTCTAAAAACAGAGTTCTTTTTGAAAACAACTCTTTCTCCCTTGTGCTTACCTTCGGTTACAATACCCACAGAAGCCGTGCCCATAAGTGTGCGAATAGGAACTAATAAGTTTCCTTTTTCTTGCATTTGGTCAAACGGTTCTACAACACACCACCCTTCCATAATCTCTCCGTTACAATGTGTTATGTATCGGTTGTGTATTGCTTTTAGCTTTTGCCCCCGATAACTAACCTCGTAGTCTGCGTGTTGTGTAAACTCAACGATGTCGCCTTTTTTGTAAACATTTGAGACAATAACCTCTGCTTTTTGCTCCACTTCTTTTTCAAGCGATAGCTTGCTTTTCTTTTCGGTTATTGGTTTACAAACGGTAACGTGGTAAAGCGGTTCAATGTTTGTTTTGTTCAACTTAAAAAGCGCAACGGGCATAAACCCCTCAACGTCTGCTTTAAACTTTCTGTCGGGGATTGAGAATATATCCTTTCCTTCGTGCTTGATGTGGTTTTCGTCTTTGTAAACCATGTGGGAGAAGTAAACTACATCTCCCGCTTTTATTGGTTCGTCTTTTGGGCAAGCTAATATTTCACCAAACTGAAAGACGTTATCGAACTCTGAGCCAAATTGAGCGGCTTGATGAAACACCTTGCCAGCAATATTTATTTCGTATTGCTTTTTTGAAGGTACTTGTATTAAAAACCGCCCGATACTTTTCATAAATTCTGTTCAAGACCACACCAACTAAAGGGGTAAGATTTCCAAACCTTCTCTGTTGGGTATTCTTCTTTTGTGTTTATAGCCACAACTTCAACTCTCGGTTCTCCACCTTCCATAACGAAAATTTCGTTTACGATTATTGCAGTTACCTTTATTCCGCTTTGACCAATCTCCCCGCCAACATTAAATCGCATTTCTTGTTTTTGCGAGGGGAAAATGATTGTTACGCTACGAACGTCGTTGTATCTACTTAGCATCTTTTACTGAGGCAAAGGCGGCTTCAAAAGCGTCCTTAGACCAAATTGAAAGTTCTCCTGTTTGGTCTTTAACAATAAAATCACCGTTGTAACCAATAAAAATACCTTTTGAGTTTTTTAAAACCACTCGGTACTTTCTAGGAGCGCCACCTTTAGGCTTAACCTCTATTGGCTCAAAGTAAACACCACCAAAAGGAAGGGATTCTCTTTTCTCGTACAAAGATTTTAGTTCTCTGTCGCTAATTCTAACAGCGTCCACGTCCTTTTCGTTTTTCTGTAAATAAGGTTTCATAATAACAAATTTTTGCAAATATACGCAAAAGAACCCTTAGTCATTGCTTGTTAAAACGGTAGGTCGTCTTCAACCTCGGCTAGTGACTCTTTTGGCTCTTGTGGTTTAGGTGCTTTTTGCGAGCCTCCTTCAATCTTCCAAGCCTTTACGTCTGTGTAGTACTTTTCTTTGTACTCACGAGATTCGATGTCGATGTGTGCGGTTATATCGTCGCCCCCTGTAAATCCTTTTAGCGAGTCGATGACATCTTCTCCCCAAGCTACAATCTTTACATTTTTCGGGTACTTATCCCCTGTTTCAACCAAGAACTCTTGTTTTTTCCAAACACCGTTTTTTCCTTCTCCTGATGCGAAGTCTAGTAGCTTCACGAATTTTGCTTTTAATTCCATTTTTTTCAGTTTTGGCAAATATAAGTAAAAACTTTTAATCTAGGCACATTTCGTCCAAATTTATTTCGTGGTAGTTTAAAGCCTCGTTTACCTTATCCAAGAATGTTTGTTTTAAATACGTATTTCAAAAGACTTGTTTTTTAATTTCTTCAAAGTTATCCTCCACAATGTTTAGCGCTGCGGTTTCTCCTTGTGCTTTTTCTTCGTTGTACTTGTACCAACTACCGCCCTTTGTGATTATCCCTTGCTCTAAGGCTAGTTGCAAGAGTTCATAGCTCTGCGAGATTCCTTTGCCGTAGAAAACTTTTGTTTCAGTTTTTGTGAATGGCGGGGCTAGTTTGTTTTTTACGAATTTGATTTTGATGAGGTCGTTTCCGTCTTCTTTTGTTCGGTTAAACTCTAGCCTCATAGAAGCGTAAAACCTAAGTGCGTTACCACCTGTTGTTACTCTAGGGTCTCCAAAGCTAACACCAATCTTTGACCTAAACTGATTAATAAAAATAACAAGTGTTTTTGTTCGGTTTGCTACTCCTACAAGTTTGCGCAAAGTTTGGCTCATAAGTCTTGCGTGAAGTCCAATAACCGAATCGCCAACTTGACCTTCTATTTCTGCTTTTGGGGTTAGTGCAGCAACAGAGTCCACAACAACAACTCCGTACTTACCACTTTCGCAAGCTTCAATAACAGCGTTCAGTCCTTCCTCCCCGTTGTCGGGTTGCCCAAAGTCAGTTAAGCTAAAGTCCACACCAAGATTCTGTGCGTACTCTCTGTCAAAAGCGTGTTCAGCATCTATGTAGGCTGCTCTCAGTTTTTTTTTGTTTGCTTGTGCTACTGTGTGAATAGCAAGTGTTGTTTTGGAAGTAGACTCAAAACCGAACAACTCTACAATCCTTCCTCGGGGAAACCCTCCAATACCCGAAGCCATGTCTACTAAAAAACTACCAGTAGAAATAACATCTACTTTCTCGGTTACTGTACTATCTAAACTTACTAATTTCACTTATTTTTTTTTGTATTAAGTTTTATCTAATCTTACTTAGTCTACGATAACACTGTACTAAGTAATAACTGCTCCGAGATAAGAAACTTAGAGCAGTAAACAGAAAAAAGCCGTCAAAGATAAAGAACGCGCAAGCGCGCGCGGGAGAACCCGCATTTTATCTTGTTGACTTTCTCTGCTCGTCGATGAAGTATCCTCGTCGCAGTACCTTTTTGTTGGGGCACGCCGTCAACTCGCCCGATGAGAAACTTTAACTCATCGCGGCAAAGATAGGTAAAAAATATTTAACAAAAAAGTTTTTTATGAAGTTTTTTTTGCGTATGTTTGCAAAGTTTATGAAACTAACCATTACCAAAACGAGGCTTAACGATTACAAGATAGTTGTTTACGGAAAAAAGGACGTTCTATTTGAATTGTTCTACGACTCTGAACAAAACGCAATTTACGATATAAATGGCTATGAAGAGTTCCCGTTTTTGAATGTTGAGGTGGAGATAGACGGAAAAAAAGACACGCTTTTTAACGCGATAGAAAACAAAATAATTGACCAAAATGTCTAGGGAGCAACAGCAAGATTACTCAGAGTGGTTTGACGGGTTTTACACATCACCGTTTCAAGCAAAAAGGTTTTTAGATTTAATCTACGACAGTAGGTTGACTAAAGATGCGGTGAAGATTCGCAACGCAGTTCAGATTTACCAAAAGCCTTTTTCGCGGGATTTTGCGCACATATTTTTCGAGTCACTAAGAGCCGACCAAACCGAAGTTATTATCTCAGACGATGCTTATTGCATTAAGGGAGTAACCCTTTCTCCGCCAAAAGACGTGTCAGATTTTATTGACGATTGCGTTCGGTTCGGAGTTAAGCTTATGTGGGATATTGATATTTACAAACAATACTTGGTATGACATATAAGCAGTTGAAATCAATGCTTGACGAGATTGTTGCGCGGGCAAGAGATAACTTTGAAGACCCTAACAGTCTTTCTATTTGCGTGTCTGATTTAGCGTCGCTCATAGCTACTGTGAACGAGTCTTATGCGGTTAAGTATTACGATAAGTTGCAGTTAGAACACCAAAAAGAAGAGGAATTTTTGCAACACAAGCAAGGGCAAATAAACGAAGGAGAAAGCATTTCTAAAGCCGACTTTTGGGCGAAAATATTAGTAACCAAAAAAGACTTCGAGGTAAGAAAAGCAGATGCCGCTTACCGAACTTACCAACGATTGTACGATAGCTGTGAAAAGCAGTTTGAAGCCATGAGAAGTAGATTATCCGTTGTTAAAAAAGAACAAGAGAAGTATGGCTAAGAAACTAAACTTTAAGAATGACGCGACTTTGATTCGTCGGATTTGCGAGGAAAAGTTTTTCGAGATTGTTGGCGGAGAAATAAGCAACCACAACTTCGATGAGAAAAAACAAGAAGTAAACCTTTGGATGTTTTATTGCGTTGATTTTTTGCGCAGGTGGACTAAGTTAGACACCGAAGGGTGTATGAGCTACGTTGGGTATTTGATAAACGATGCGACAAGTAAGCAAGAAACAAGCGAAGAGTAACAGACTTGTTTATCAAACGAAAGCTCGGTTTTTGGAGCTTTTTCGCGAGGAACACGGTTACTATTTTTGTAGAGGTTGCGGGACTACTTCGGGGCGGATTGACGTTTCCCACTTAGTACCAATAGGCTACAAAAAGAACTTAGAGGCAACCGAACAAAACCTAACCTTACACTGCGCAAGTTGTCACAGGGCTTGGGAAAACCAAACAAGAGAAGTAACACAACTAAAAGATTACGAACAAAACTTAAAAAAGGTTAAAAGCCTTGATGAAGATTATTATAACCAAATTAAAAACAAATGGCAAATTCAAAGTGGGCAAAATACGATAACCTAATACTTGAGCATTACAAGCACGGTGATAAAAACTTCTCCAGTATAGCTAAAAAAATACTCAACACAGAAAATTTCACTCACGACGTGGACTTGCTTCGGACTTACGCAAAAAGGATGATAAACCGAAGGGGTATCGGCAACTCTAAGGGCGCGAAAATTTTAGTTTTTGATATTGAAACCTCTCACATAGAATTTAAGACAAGGGTTTTTAGTATTTGGCAACAAAACCTAAACCCAGACCACATAGTTAAAGATTGGTACATATTGTGTTGGTCGGCAAAGTGGTTGTTTGAGGACAAAATATACAACGCTTCTTGCACCCCAAAAGAGATAGAAGAAGGAAACGACAAAAGGGTTGCTCAGTCCCTTTGGAATATGTTGAACGATGCAGATATTGTAATTGCGCACAACCTACGTAAATTCGATAGGAAGGTGGCTCAAACTAGATTCTTAAAGAACGGGCTATCCCTACCCTCTCCGTACCAAGAAATAGACACGCTACTTCACGCTAGAAAACAGTTTAAAATATCTTCCAATAGGCTAGATTATTTGGGTGAATTTTTAGAGGTTGGTAGAAAGATTGACACCGAAAAGGGGCTTTGGGATAAGGTAGAGGACGGGGACGCTCAGGCTATGGAGCGTATGCAAATGTATTGCGACCAAGACGTACTTCTACTTGAGAATGTTTATCTTGAGATGCGCCCGTACATTCAACCACACCCAAACATTGGTTTGTTTATAGAAAAGTCTTTTGACATGACTTGTCCGTCTTGCGGGGGAAATCACTTAACCCATATTGGTGAGTACGCCACAACCGTAAATACTTATGACGCTTATAGGTGCGACGATTGCAATAGCTTAACAAGGGCAAGAAGGGCTAATACGCCGCTTAAATCTAATTTAAACATTACCTCAAGTATCCCAAGATGAAAAAAACAGCAGAACTAATTAAACAATTAAACGAAAGTAGGTATTTGATGTCTGAGGTAGGTATGACTTTATCAAACCTTTCGGAAGAGAATAAATACCTTCGGGTTATTCTTTGGCGAATGATGCAAAAGCACGGGGCGGAAGTAATGGGCGGTAATTTAGACGAACAAACCTACGATGAGATATTATCTTCTGATATTCACTTGGATGACAACCTAAACGTGAAATTTTCAAAAAATCACAAAACCGTAGGCGATTAGAAACGCGGGAAATTATGGTAACAAAAGAAGATTACAACAGGGCTTTAGACGTTATTGATGATTACTATAATCAGTTGCGCGATTGTTCATCGGAGGGAAATAAACGGTTTTATTGCAAAGATGAAAGCTACCACAAAACCGCGAGATGCACCAAGCAATGTAGCGACTGCATAATTGGCGATAATATAGAGGTTACATTTAAAGTTGACGGTACTATGTACACTATTAAATTTGATAATGGAAGTTGGGTAAGGGTTTCGGGGGCTAAACTTTACAAAGTTTTAGATGATGTAGCTAGGGATGGTTAGTTTTCATTATCCTTGCCCATAACGTTATTCGGCTTTGTTTAGTGCCGATTTTAAAAAAATAAATTTTCAACTTAAAATAAATATAATTACGAAAACAGAATTTGATAATACCGAAAACGAGGCATTGAACAAAACCGATGTTAGCGGTTCGTTGCGGTTAATTAACGGATTACGCATTTTGCATATTTTATCTCCTGTTAAATGGAATGGAGATACTTTTAATGCTAATGCAGATGCTAATTGGAAGGTAGCAGAAAAGACAATTAGATTTTTGCCTAATTGCCATCACTATATTTTAGTGCCACATAACCACACTATAAGAATACAGCAAGAGAATGTATCTTATATTAAATACGATTACCCAAAAAGCGTACAGTTAAATAGAGGGATGTTTGATTATAGGCAAATAAAGTTTGACTTTACTAAATTAGACGTTGATTTTGTATTTAATCACCAACCCGAACTAACGTACAATATTCATCAATGGTTTCACTCAAATAGGTATTACGAAGATGTTATTTACTTTGGTTTTTATCATTGGATTGACTGTAAACAAAGCAGAGGAAGTGTAAGCGGTTGCCCTTCATTTTATATGAGGCAATTAGAAAGTATGCACATTTTAGATGCAAACTTTGTCCATTCAAATATTAGTTTAGATTATCTAAAAGGTAATTTTAAAGAATTTGACTGCTCACATTTAATTAGCAAGGTTTATGAAATGCCTTTGAGTGGAAGGATAGATGTTGAGCCAACACCATTTAATTTACCTAACAAAAAGATATTATTATTTAACCATAGATGGGCAGAAAGTAGTGGTATAAAAAGAATGATGCAATATGTAGATAAGTTGGATGATAGTTATGTAGTATGGGTTACAGACGAAAGTTGTGATGTTAAAAATGATAAATTTATAGTAAAAAATCTAACCTATTCAGATTATGCTTATTTAGTAGAAAATTGCTACGCTTCAATATGCTTTATAGATGGATATGCAACTTGGAATTTAGCGGTGCAAGATGCTTTGATAAAGAAAAAGCCAAGTTTATTTTTTGAACATAAAACAATTAGAAAAGTAGTTGGAGAAAAATACAATGGTGGGTTTAAAAACTTTGAACAATTTAAATATATTTTAGAGATAAATGACGCTGATGATTTTGATAATTGTATAATATCTGAACACGACTTTATTTTTGAATTACAATTAAAAACAGCTATGTTAGAGCATTGGAAAGACACATCTAAAAAGCCAAAAGATGCAGATGCTTGGATTAATTGTATTGAAAATGGTATAACTGATAAAAAATCTATTTGCACAAAAGTAAATCCAAAAGTAAGACTAAATGGAACGGCACATTTTATCCGAAGACATTTATTAAATAATGGAGTAACTGATGATATAAAAGAACCTTATACTCAATACTTCATAGAGGGCAATGCTAACACTATAAAACACGATTTATTTAGCAGTATGTAGTAATGACAGCTAACGTATGGTGCTATGAGCAGTAGCGGATCAATAACAACAAACTTTCAAATTATGACAAACGATAATAAACAGCAGAAACTTTCGGATAGCACGGACACCGCTATTGCTTATAGCACGTGTTGTGTGTCTGGTGCGGATTTCGGAGAACTAATTTCGCTTTATAACGAGGATTGCTTACAGGCATTGAAACGATATGATGATAACCATTTTGATATTGCAATAGTAGACCCACCTTATGGAATTGGAATAAGTAGTAACCCTTTTCGCCAAAAGTTTGAAAAATGTGATTGGGATAACGCAATACCCAACAAGCAATACTTTGATGAACTTATGAGAGTAAGTAAAAATCAAATCATTTGGGGTGGAAACTACTTTGATTTACCACCATCGCAGGGCTTCATTATTTGGGATAAAAAGCAACCACAAGATTTTAGTAGTGCAATGTGTGAAATGGCTTGGATGAGCTTTCAGAAGCCCGCAAAGATATTTAGAAAGCACGTTGTAACTGCTGAACCGAATAAGATACACCCAACACAAAAGCCCGTTGATTTGTATAAGTGGTTGCTTACTCACTACACAAATGAAAATGATTTGATTTTAGACACTCATTTAGGTAGCGGAAGTATTGCTATTGCTTGTTGGGAATTGAAACGTAAACTTGTAGGATTTGAAATAAATAAGGGTTACTACGACAATGCCTGTAAGCGTTTGGATGACAAAACTCGAATTTTAACGTTATGGTAGCACTTGCACACAACGACGGATATGTGAACCAAAAGTGTACAATAACGGAGGTAGGTAATTATTTTATCCACTTTTCGCCATTAACTTAATTATTTTTATTATGTTTGCAACATGAACAACAAAGTAATAATCGGAAAGGAAGCTCTTGATAGTTTACTTATCGGGGCTAATAAGGTAGCCAACGCGATAAAAACAACGCTTGGTGGTAACGGCAGAAACGTAATAATTCAAGGACAAACCAAATACCCCCACATTACAAAAGACGGGGTTTCGGTTGCCAACTCAATCCACCTAAAAGATAACGTGGAGAGATTGGGGGCTTCCCTTATTCAGGAGGTAGCATCTAAAACACTAGAAACTTCGGGCGACGGAACAACAACCGCGTCCGTTATTGCCCAAGCCCTCATAAACTCAAAGGTAGGAAACCCCGTAGCGTTTAAAAAAGATATTGACGAATCTTTAACCCAAGCGGTTGAAGCAATTAAGTCGTTTTCTAAAGATTGCAAAACGTCAGAGTCTTTGCGCAAAATCGCCACAATATCAGCAAACAACGACCAAGAGGTAGGGGGTATCATTTCCCAAGCCATAGACAGAGTTGGCGCTGACGGTCTAATAAAGGTAGAGGACTCAAAGACAAACCAAACAGAAGTGGAAACCGTTGACGGTGTTAGCTTTAACAGGGGGTTTGTTTCTCGGTACTTTGTTACCAACAACGAGAAAATGACAGCCGAGTTTGACAAGCCTTTGGTTTTAATTTGCGCAGACCCCATAGACCAAATTCAACACATTATGCCAATACTTGAGTTGGTGGCAAGTCAAAACCGCTCTCTTTTCATTGTATCAGAACAAGTGGTTGGCGAGGCTTTACAAACCCTAGCTATGAACCACCAACGCGGTTCTCTTAAGGTTTGCGTGGTGCAAGCCCCCGAATACGGAGAGAGAAGAAAAGACGCGCTCTCAGACTTAGCCCAACTTGTGGGGGCGAAGGTTATTTCCGAAGAAGCGGGTTCTCCAATGGCAACCATAACCCCCGAACACTTAGGCTCGGCAGAATCGGTATTGGTAACTAAAAACTCTTTTACCATAACGGGTGGTGAAGGTGATATTTCGGCGGTAGTCGCGCAACTAAAAGATAAAACCGACGATTGGTCAAAAGAACGACTAGCTAAGCTACAATCCAAAGTGGCTGTAATAAAAGTTGGGGGGTTCTCAGAAACACAAATCAAAGAAAAGAAAGACCGAATAGACGACGCTTTAAGGGCAACCGTAGAGGCTTACAAAGGCGGTTACGTTTATGGTGGTGGTACGGCTCTTTACTTTGCTTCTTTTAACGTAGAAAGCGATATTTTGCGCGATGCTATGCAAGCCCCAATAAAACAAATACTTTGGAACGCGGGTATGGGAGCGGAGCTATTAGAAAGTATAGACTACGGTTACGGGGTAAACGTAATTACGGGGGAGGTTGAGAAGTTCGACCACATCATAGACCCCACAAACGTGGTAATAAACGCCCTTGTAAATGCGGCAAACATTTCGACAACTTTTATGACAACCGAGTGCTTAATAGTAAACGAAGATGACAATAGAGCAAATAGTTAATCAGTATTCGGGCGACTTGGACACAATGACCAAGATGCTGTCCAAGTACGTACAAGAAAGGGAAAGCGAGTTAATAGAAGAGTTAATAAACCTCATCCATTACCTTCCCAAGAGCGAAATAGAAGACGAATTAAAAAAACTACTATGAAGTATTTTATAATCATTTTTTCAATCGCGGCACTTTCTTGCGGCAGGGTTGCGTACCCAAGATACAACGACGAAATAAACTTTCACAAAAGATTAGAGAAGTTCGGTTACGTTCAAGTAACATCTTGTAACCTAGTAAACGGAGAACAGAAAACAATAATAAAAAAGTTGAAGCGATGACAACTGACTTTGAACTCTTTAAAAACCGAGAGTTTCTAGGCGACAAGCTTTTGGACTTAATAATTGCGGACATACTCCTTTCTCGCGGAATGTCACGAAACGAAGTAAACCGAGAACTACCAAAGCACACAAGCA